GTTCAGGACATCCAATGCCATTACATGTGATTGATCATTGCCGTTAACGTTGGCAAAATATTCCGTTGGTCGGGCCAAAACTGTTGCTCCCGCATGCGAGAGTACAGGTTTTGCAAAGCCTAAGAGTGAAAACAACCCAGAGGCAATACCGCCCAGACCAGCGCTTGTCGCCTTTGACAAGCCTGAGAATATATCAGTCACTGGTTTCAATGCTGGAACAGCATCTCCAATGCCATTGTAAAATCCTTGAGCGCCTTGAGAAATCTTTGATATAAAGCCTGTAGCCTCCTTCTCTCGAGCGGTATTAACCAACCCGGCGGAAGGTTTAACAGGCGGAGATAAACCATTCTTAGGTTGTCCTCGTCCAGATTGCTGTTTTGCTAATGTCTGTTGACCAGACAATACTTTCCCAGACGTTGGTGCACCAAGCACCACGTCCTCAAAGTGACCCCACAGAATACACTGTAGTTCTGTCACTCCGATGGATGCAAGTGGAGAGTAAACCATAATGTTTAGGTCCGCCCATGGATACAGTCCTTGAATCAAATCATACGAATTAAAAGGGGAAACAAAGGGAATTCTTAACTCTACTTCCGTCTGCTTAGCTATATCTAATTGTACGTTATGAAGGGCTTGTGCCATGCTTACATGTTGCTTTATCCAATCCGCTCTCACACCCGTGAGAGTTGGCATTGGCAAAGCATACATTAACAAGCGACCACACTGAAAAGGTTCCGAATTGATCTGTAACTTGAGGACAGCAGTAGCTCGAAAAGATGTAAAACCATCGAGCTTGTCTTTATACATCCCGGAAGACACCTGTAAAAGTGTATCCGGAATGCGGACAGTAGCAAGAATATTACTACGTGCTTGTCCACCAAATGTAAAAGTTTTCAAAACTTGGGGTCTACCCAAAAAGGAAATAATTGAGTGTGTTCTCGCATCCGCATGTTGCATAGTTCCCAAAGCAGGAAGGGGAGTCTCTCCAGGGAGAGGCTCAGCTAAAATGCCAAGGTCATCTGCAAATGTTGTTACTTGCACTTGCTCTTCTGCTGAGTTAGTTATTTGGGGAGCAACCTCTGCCGACTCAGCTTGCGTGGCAGCAGTTGTATCTCTTATACTAGTTTGATTATTAATAGCAAGTCTAACTTTCAGCAGTGTGCAGCCGACTTAAGCTGCACTGCCTACCTGGTTGCCCTGGGTATTGAGGGGCTGCCTCATCCCACCCTGGGCGGTAACTCTAAATAGAGCAGGATCTCTAGAAATAGCATGTTTGTCATATTATTAGCCAGGAAGTTTCCTATGACTACAAGATCACATTTCTAGGTTTTGTGAAAGTACTTCTAATCGAGTATCAGCTTGATGCTTCCACTCGGTAAAGAAGCCTAATCTCACCTGTTCTCCATGTATTACCGGGGCCCACGTATACCATGTCCTATGATCATGCAGACTGAGCTCTTTAAGAGCCCAGTCCAGATTCTCACAAGTCTGGCGTACTGGGTCTGGACACTTATGCATCCACATAGGTGTCTCCAGTATTACATCCAGGGACAATGGTGCTAACCATCGCCCTGTCTCTTCATCTCTGCGGAAACTTCGTTTGAGATATGAGATCTCAAAGATGTCTCTGCAGGGCCGGGTCACATCAGCATCCTTATCTTCCATTGTATAGGATAAACCTATAGTTTTGAAATATTCAGGAATACTGTATTGATTGAATACGTCCAGATATGAAGGAGGAATTGATATGATGTGGTCATCACCATAAGCAACAATCCCACACTTGTTCCAAAAACTTCGGGCCGATCTATAGCTAACATCCTTAAAAGCATGCTGCCATATACAGCCAAAAGCCAAATTCACAAATATAGAATTTATTGGCGCTGTAAGATAATGACCAGATGGAAGGGAATGGGTCCACTGGTACACTTCACTACCCGTTATATGTAACGAATAGAAAAGCGAAACCAGCAGTGCTCGCATTACTTTACAATCTTCATCTGAAGAATTCAGATGTCGCTTGCTCAGTTCAACGAACACTTCTCCGCAGGCTTCTAAGAGGGATTGATGCTGACTCGCATCAAACCCCTCAAAATCACCTGCTACCATCTTATCTGATTTCCGAAGGAGAGATTTGACAATCTCACCCCAGTCCTCAGAATACGGGTTCGTTCCAACCGAAACATGACACAAATTACGACTCTTCTGTAATAAAGCGACGACACCATTAAAATACATCTTGCAAGCAATTAAGTAATCCAATGGGCCAGCAGAAAAGAGTCTTGTCTTATGTGCTTTGTGTTTCGGCTTTCGTTCATCCTTCAGAGTATCAATGAAATAATGATCAAGGATTTCACCCTTCTTAGCAGAGTCAATAATAGCGTGTACGCGCTTTCTCAACTCTGCACATTGTGGCGAAGACAAATCATAATCCACATCAGCTCCGAAGAAATTTTTCCGTTGTGTATAGCCTTGAGTCTGTATAAAGGGATATCCGGGTGAGGTCGTACGTTTAATAGAATTAATGTACGGTTCCCCATCTATCCCCATAATTGCTTCCTCAAATGTATAAACTGCCTTTAAATTAGCAGTCTCAACATCTTTAGAAGCAACGACTACCGAGGATATTTCATCCACGAGCGCCGCCTTAGAATTTTCAATAATGTCCCTTGGGATTGTTTGCGGAACATTACCTAATCGTCCTAAGCGATACGCTCGTGGGTCAAAGGTTTGGCCATCGATCTGAACAGGAGTCAGGGCGCACGGTTTTGAGATAGGATCTCTTATACGCCCAAAACTCTCAGACGGACGGATGGCACTTTGCCGGGGTTGGACAACCGGTTTTTGAATTGTACCCAAACGGATAAATTCAGCTTCCTTAGGAACTTGTCCTTGTTCCTTAGGAAAATCTCCCAAAATCGTTCTTTGTCGTTGAACGAAGCCTTTCTCTTCTGGAAACATAGAGATAATAGCAACAGCATCTTCTTGATAGAAGGGCGTTGCCCATCCTTCTCCAGTTCCTTCAAGTCCAGCAACATGAAAACCACAGATCTTACCAGGGTTAATAAGAGTGTTTCGAACGATAACAGGAGCTCCACACTCAGTTGGTTGAGTGTCCGCTTCATATCGCCACGCATCGCGAATCCAACGAATTTCTTGTTCATCATCATCGCCCACCTTAAGAATCTCTTCACGCTGTAAACAGCTTCTGCCTCGTTTAAAACGAAGCATAACTATATCACGGTCAGATCCTCTTATGTTGTTCTCCACCATTACTGGTATAACAACAGCGGTGGCATCAACATGGCTCAATGATCCTCTTGAGCAGAAGTATGGTATCGCATCAGGATGAACAATGGAGGTGTTACAAACCATTGTTGTTAAATCCCGAGTAAATACCGGGCCTCTACTTTCATCGGGTGATTGATAATCTACCCTAGTTTCCAAGAGTTCTCCAATGCGACATTCGAAAGCCCTGTTTAACAGAACTGATTTGAAATACACAGTGGAGTCTGGGTTTATTCTTAATGCTTGCTGTAGTCCAGCTACAAAATGTTTCGGCATTACGCATATCTTTCCTCGCAGAAAGAAAACGTGGCCTATAGGAATTCCTGTAGATGTCTCATACATCTTATACAAATTCCTTCTTGCAACCGTCAGCAAAATCTCAGTGGCATTAAGATCTTTTACTCCCTGAGCTTCGGGGAGACCAGTCTTTGGGTCAAAGGCGACTGATTCTACCTTCGCTGCCCTAGGTTGAGCTACTGGTGTGTAACTTTCAACCTTAGCAGTTTTCACCGCCGGATTATTATATCCCTCAACCTTTACAGATTTGGGGATAGCAACAGGCGAATAAGCTTCAGACCGAGTGTGATTCTGTCGGGGACCAAAGTCCCTAAGGAAATCACACTCCGTCATCATTGGCCTAATCGCCTTCTTGCTCTTAAACAATCCAGCAACTTGAGTAAATGCTTTCAAAAACATAAGTCCTGCAAAAAGCCATCCAACAACTTTCAATGCGTTACTCCAATACGGATGACGCACCTTAAATTGTATCCAGGCTTCATGCAACTGAACACATTTACTCCGCACACGTGATGTGATTTGTCTTAAATCACACCACCACATTCTCTCTTGATCCACCGTGTGACGTCTACGATATTCCTTCAACTGATCCTCAACAGTCGGACTTTTTGGTTCCGAATGTCGAGTAAATATTGAATTCACAGCCGCAGCATACACACGAGACAAGATAGGGGGGCGAGTTTGAGCTCGTCTTACCCCAGCCTGACACAATGGATCCCATTCAGCAATTTGTCTTGCATCAGGAAAACGATAAGCTGGATCTAATCCAGCTGAGGGTTCTCCCTCATCTACAAGACCAGCAAGGTCTAAACCACCCTGCTGTGCAGGAAGAGTCTGAGAAGTCGAAGATTCACATTGATCAGCAATATACTGCTCAATGCTATCAACGAATTCTCGCCGTGAGAAATATTGGTCAACACACTTCTTTATCAACTCATCAAAGGTTAAGGTTTGAAGTGTGCTTGATGTTTGCATATCGTATTCTTCAAATACGTATGCGTCCGGGTCAAATTTGGGAAGGTGACCCGTCTTTCCAGCTTTTCGACTAACTCTGATAGCTACGTCGAATCGGCGCTGAAGAGCCGATGGATAATTTAGTGAAGCGGTTTTTGGCCGCTCCATATTAGATGAAACTAAAACTATTTTTGATGTAAAGCAGGTATTGGCTTTTTGGTCCAACGCTGCCATATGTAAGGGATAAGGGAATACATTACTAGCTCTAATTATCTCGAAAAGTTCAAGAGACGGATTAGCAGGCGAATCCGAAATTTGGTTAAAATCATCGAAAACGGTCACGAGCTGATTCTCGTAGCCGTCCCAGAATTCTTGTTCCGCATTTCGGGTATACACCATACTTTTCCATGTCCTGGCAAGATCAATGCCAGATTGTTCTTTTTGAAAGATTCCTTGCAGAATCTTAAAGGACATGGGGTAAGTAATGGTCGACTTACCTACTCCAGTATCTCCGGTCATAAAAATCGTAACTGGTGGATTACGAATCGTCTGACCGGATATCTGATGACTCTTAAACTTTTCTAATAAATTGCCTAATTTATTAACCATTCTCCATACATCATAATGCTGTTTCTTGTATTCTTTACTACGCGTGAACGTTAATCCACGCGAATATAAATTATACACCACAGACCATGATGTCTCACTCCAGACGAAGTCGCCAGCAAAATAGCTTTTAACTATTTCGTCAACTTCTTCGTTCCATCTCGAAATAGCATGAGAATCACTATCTAAATCTTCAGGGACAGATATCCCAAGAACCTCTCGCGAATACCAGTTCATTGTACGATTAAACAAACGCTTAATCCAAACTATAACTCGCTCGAGTCCTTGGTCAATCTTCGGATCCCCGAAGTAACCTAATCTTTTCATTATTAAATCTATATTACGGTTGCGCCACAACAACTTTAAAATCGAGGATGGCGCTGAGATTACATGATTTAGAATCATGGTGGGTAAGAAGGGAATTGAAATTCCCTTCAAATCACCAGATTGCTGTTTAATTACTCTATATGATTCTTCTATAGAAGAAGAATCATTCCTAAAAACTAAAGAATATATTAAATGTAAAAGCTTATATATAATATCACTGGCGATACCAGTTGCAATTTTAGTTAAAAGTGCAACGGTACCAGCAGTGACAAATATTACGGTAATTTTTGAAGCCATATTTGTCATAGTGGCTTCGAGATTCGTTGTAAATGAATCCTGAGAATTTTGAATAAGGTTTTTAAGCTTATCCAAATCTCGATCTTCAAATTTATGATTCACGTCAATAGAGAAAATACTCTGTTGACGTACTCGAGTCCATTTAAAAAGGTCTTCCATAGAGTACTTTTCAAATACTCTCTGGGCGGTCGGTATAAGTTCATCCGGGAAGATGGCGTCACTTGTGCTCTGTTTCGTGGCGCCACCTTGTTCCCGGGGCAGAAAATGTTTAAGTTCTTCTATCTTCTCTGCGAAGATATGAGGATTAACACCATCCAAAAATGCACGTCTGTACATTTCTTTCAAAAGGTGTCGTCCTCGCCCAGAGAACTTATCTGGGTTTTGAATCATTTCCAGGGTGATAAAGCCAAGTCGTGATTTTGGAAGAGACAATATAACTCGTTCTAAACGAGTATAATATTTCTTCCACTTTTTACATGGTCTACTGTCTACACAGTAAGCCCACATAACTCCAATAAGGTGTCCACGCATATGTTCCAAATAATAGATGCAATTGTCGTCAACATTTCCGGTGGTAGCGCAGGAGCAGTCACCAAGAAGGCGATCTACTCGCACCTTCACATCGTCAAACCTGTCAGCCCAAAATGTGGTAACATCGTGGGTCCGGTACCGTTGTGAAAGGTGGGCCAATCTACCAAAGAAAACTTCATCAGCCAAATTCGAAGCAGAAATAGGAAGGTCCAAGTCGTCATTATATCGTGTTGATCCTTTATTAATTTTCCGTTGTATAAGAACAGTCATGGGATTATGATAGTTATAAACTATCTCTTGCCAGTCTTTCCAATCGTCATAAAAAGGGTGTTCACGAGTAAACATGAGGTCGGCAACAAGTTTCTTAAAATTGATTTTCGGTTGAGTTGTAGTCATATTTGCGGTTGCAGAATATTTCGGCATATGAGCCTACTCATTCCGCTTTGTTTATTGGTCCTACGACAGAGAGCCTAACGAAGCTTATATACCTTATCGCAATAAGGTCGTACTCTGAAGAATTGTATTACGAACAATTAAAACGGATTGCTTTTCTAATCCATAGAAAAGGAAATCAGAAAATATGGGAGCTCTTAGAATTGAGGCCCGCATAAAGCGGTGACGGCTGTAAGAGTACAGTGGTCATTTACAAACAATCGAAATACATGTCTTCAGCATTGTTTGCGCCAAGTATACTTCTACCTGAAGTAACTATCGTCTCTCTATATTTAATGTGCAGGAGCAGACACAGAATATTTTCTGAAATATTCAAACGACTCACTATTATACGACACCAGGAGTACGGTGCGGGGGTCTAGTATGAGCTTTCGTCAACACCTAGATACGCGAAGTAGTGGTGGGTAAGTGAAAATAGCTGTTTTTCTTCCGGCTAGGAAACATCCCAATTTCAAGTCGAGGGGGAGACCGCAAAATGCGTATGCGTATTAAG